TCCAATCATTTCTACAGGTGGTCGTGTATTTGTGTTATCTACCGTTAATGGTATGGGTAATTGGTATTTTAATACTTATCAGGAAGCTAGAGCAGGAAGAAACGAATTCAACCTTATAGAGATTGATTGGTGGGAGCATCCTCAATATAAGTACAATGAAAAGTATGATTGGTTGTACGAGTTCATCCGTGAGAAGGATAAGAAGTACGATGTTAATCGTTTTGAGGAAATCACCAAGAAGAACATTGGCCTTAAGCGTTGGAGACAGGAGTATGAGAAAGAATTCCTAGGTACTGGATCTACTTACATCGACGGCGAATCCTTACAATTCATCCATCAAAACATAAAGCACAATTATGACACAAAATATCAAGGCCGTATGCGAGTTTGGAAGGAGCCTGTTCCTTATTACGAGTACATTATGGGTGTGGACACTGCTCTCGGACGAGAGTTAGATTATTCATCCTTCGTAATACTTAATGCTTACAATGGTGAGCAGGTGGCTGAATTTTACTGTAATAAAACCCCAATCAATGAGTTTGCTGAGATAGTCGCACGCGAGGGTATTTATTATAATATTTGTAAAATAGTTCCGGAACGAAACGGAATTGGATCTAACTTAGTTTATGAGTTGTTTGAACGGCAAGAATACGAAAATGTTTGGATGGATGACAGACAGGAATTTGGAATTAATATAACTGCAAGTAATAATCAAGTTTTACTATCTGACATGGAAGAGGCCGTTAGAACCAGAAGAATTACTGTTAACTCCGACAGACTAGTAAAAGAATTACTAGCATTCGAAATAAATGAGAATGGCAAAGTAGAGGCTGCTAAAGGCCATCATGATGATTTAATTTCGTCATTAAAGTTAGCAGTTCACGGATTGAACAAGTTGCTTGAAACATCTCCAAATTTAGTTTCTAAACTTAGATCAGGTGCAAACGAACCTTTGAGCATGGACACCAAAAAGGCAGAAGCAAGCAAATACTTTAAAGATTTACCAATAGAGGAAGTTAAATGGATTCTAGGGAAAAACAATTAAACGAATCAGGCGACACAGTATTTGGAAATCCAAACTCCACGGCAGCAGCAACTCCGTGGTTTAACCCATTAGGTGTATTCGGTAAGTGGTGGTCGAGATACTTTGCTACTAAAGCTCAACCGTACATGACTCAGCAATCAACGGCTGAACCTACACCAATACACCCCGTAGCAGGCGATACAATAATTAATCCTAATGTTGTGTATCAAAGCCCGGGTGGTACTCCTGCAATAATTAGATCACCTTTCATCCCTGAGTTGGAGATGAACCGTAAGAATCGTTACGGTCAATTCGAGTCCATGGATGAGTATCCCGAAGTTGGAGCTGCATTTGATATTTACGCTGACGATTGCACACAGCGAGATACCCGTAATCGTAGATGGGCTGTAAAAGCTAATTCTCAAGTAACTATTAAACGAGTAGAACAATTATTTGAGGCAATAAAATTAGATCGTCATTATTGGGATATAACTAGAAATGCTGTTAAATACGGCGATTGCTTCGTTGAATTGGTAATGGATTTAAATAATCCAAAAGCAGGTATTCAAAGAATTAAAATATTAAATCCGAACTATTTAATTCGTGTTGAAAATGAATACGGGTATTTAACAGACTTCTTGCAGGAAATACCTCAGAAGAATATGGGTTCTTGGAACTCGTTTGGTTATCAGTCTACAACAATGGAAAAGAGCAAGTACATTGGTTTAGATAAGAATCAAATTGTTCACTTCCGTCTACATACATCAGATCCAAAGTATTACCCTTACGGTAAGTCTATTGCAGCTTTTGCTATTCGTGTTTTCCGTTCACTTAAGTTGATGGAAGATGCGATGTTAATTTATCGTCTCTCGCGTGCGCCCGAGCGTAGAATTTTCTATGTTAATGTTGGAAACCTTCCTACAGGTAAGGCTGAAGCATTCATGGAAAAGCTCAAGCAAAAGTTTAAGAAAGAGAAGTTCTTTGATTCAGTTACAGGCACTATAAATGAAAAACTTAACCCTATGTCGTTGGACGAAGATTTCTTCGTACCACATAGAGGAAATAGCGAAACTAAAATTGAAACTCTGCCCGGAGCGCAAAACCTAGATAAGGTTGATGATGTTAAGTATTTTAGAGATAAACTACTCGCTTGCTTAAAGATTCCTAAGGATTATGTTGTTGAGCATGATAAGTCTCCTGAGCGGAAGGCTAACCTATCTCAGTTGGATGTTAAGTTTGCTCGTGTTATCATGCGCGTACAACATGAGATTGAGGTTGGATTAGAGACAATCGCTAAACGACATTTAGCAATTTTAGGGTTCCCACAGTCTGAAATTAATTCAGTAAAAGTTAATTTGCCTGATCCATCTGACATGTTTACCAAGCGTAGACTAGATGTGGATGAACAAAAAACCCGTGTTGTACAGGCAGTTAAAGGTTTAATGCTATTCCCTGATTCGTATATTTATAAAGAATATTTCGAAATGACGGACAAGGAAGTTGAACAAATTAAAAAGGAAATGGAACAGCAAACAAAAGAGCAAATGGAGCAGCAAGCAGCTATGCAGCCTCCCATGCCCGGTGCACCACCCCCAGCAGGAGCACCGCCAGCACCTGCCCCTGCTATGCCTCCTGATGGATCTACACCCCCTAACGGTATAGAAAGCCAAGAGAATATGCCTCCTACTGCACCTCCACAAGAGGCTGTAGATTTACTGTCAGACTTTAAAAAAGATAGTATTTTAACTGAAAATATAGAAAAAGCATTAGTTTTTGATAGAATTATCAAAAAATATAATACAAAATTAAAAAACTTGGATAAATAGTGAACTATATATAAATTGATAGATTATAATATCTTAGGAGTACTCATGTTCGATAATTTATTTGAAAACCGCAACAGAACCGTTTCCGAGCTAATTAAACTCGGTGATTATTTAGGCCGCTCACTCAGAGAAAATGTCTCTATTTTTAAGATTGATGTGGAAGAGAAGACTGTATGTTATGTAACCGAATCAAACAAGGTTATAGCTGGAACATACACAACAGACAAGGAACTAGCTCTTCATGATATAGTTGTGGAGGATGTTTCCGATTTCACTAATGAAGATAAATTTAATTCTATGGTGGACTCCAAGATATCTGGATTCGTAAAGAATATTTACGAAGACTCTCACAAGAAAGCCAAGTCATCTTTTGATGACTTGCTTTATTTATGGGAATCAAGATTAAAGTTTAAGAGCATAAAAACTAAATTAGAAGAAAAGACCTTACAATTTAGTGAGTCCTCTAAGATAATAAATAGCCAAGAGTTCCAAAACTTCTTGGAGATTGCTCCTCAGGTAGTAAATTACTTAAAGGAAAATAAAGCTAAAGTTTCTAAGATTGCAGAGATAAGAAATGCGGTTCGCTTATCTCAAACAATTTCAGAAGCATTTGATATGCCAAAGACTGATTACGATATCCTACAAGAAGAAGGCTCCTTTGTTGTAAATCCAACTGCCGACAAATCCGTTTACGAAATGGTTTGCCGTCACGAGTTAGTTAAGAAAGAATTGTTAGAAAATAAAGCTAACTTTGATACTGTATGGGCTTCAAGCCAGAGAGTTCAGAACTTGGCAGGTCTTCTTTACTCAGATGAGAAGACTGTGCAAAAAGCACTCAAAGAAGCAGTTGCAGAGGTTCCTTACCTATGCCTCGCAAGCAAGAAGCAGCTAACTGAAACTTTTAAGAACGCCTTGAATTTAAACAAGGTCAAAGATATAAACACATCTGATATCCAACAATTTGCTTCCGCTATATTTGAGATGAAGAAGCCTTTGAAGGCCGAACTCATAAATCACTTGAATGAGCGTTACGGAATAAATGTTCAAAACCTAAAAGACCCAGCAACATTCAAGAGTTTGTTAAATACTCAAGTTGTTATATTTGAAACTTTAGCAAAGATATCACCTAAGAAATCAGTTCAACGGGACACATTACTAGCTTTAGCTGAATCTCTAAAAGATAAAAATGGAGTGGAAGCTATAGATTGTAACGAAGTTATTCAGGAAGTATTCATAGCAGCAGGATATGACGAACTGCTAATAAATGAAAGCCTAAACAACTATTTGGATTTTGATAAGATTGCATCAGATCTAGACAAGGTTGGTGGAATACTTAGAATGATTAAGGGTGCTGGGGCAGGCGAAGCAGTTGCTGCTGCAATGGGTGGTCAAATGCAAAAACCAACACCTGCGGTAGGATCTTCCCCAACTATGCAGGGAGCAACTTCACAAGCTCCAGAAGTAGAAGTGGAAACACCTAGTGGATCTCCAGCCCCCGGTATGGAAGATGATGATGTTCAAGTGCCTATGACTCCAGAAGATGGTGAAGAAGACGCGATGGATATTGAGGCTGAAGATGAGATGGGTGGCGAAGAAGAAATGGGTGAAGAAGAGGATATGGGTGGAGAGGAAATAGAGCCATCTGAAGAAGAAGTAATGGGCAAGATGAAAGAACTAGAAGATTTGATCGCATCACTAAAGATGGAAATCGGAGGTGGTGGAGATGTAGAAACGCCAGAAGAAATGCCCGAAGAAGATATGGAGGAAGATGATCTAGACGATGAACAAGCGGAACTAGACGCAGAAGAAGATGCCATCGAAGCAAAGCATGAGAAAGCTCACGAAATTGAAGATGAAGCCGAAGCAGAGGAAGAAGGCGTTCGTGCAAAACAGAAAAAAGCAGAAAAAAAAGAAGATAAACTAAAGAGGATGAAGTGATATGACAATGTTAGATCCAGTTGTAGCGAAGCCTTTTTCCAAGTTAATTAACTTTACTGCTGCATCATCTACAACAGTAACTTTAACTGATACTAGTGGCATTCCAATTTTGTGCAATTACATTCAAGGTGTAGTTGCTTCGGGAGCTACTTATGCTGGCTACATTTTAGTAACACCTTCTGGACTAAGTACTAATCCAGCAGTTGCACTTGGAAATGGTGCTTCTGGAACTTTAGGTCTTTTAGGTTCCTATGCTGATCCTGCCGAGTTATTTTTAGGTGGTGCAGATTATTGCAGTGCGATAAGTGTATACTCATCTGCTGCTACTGTTGTATTAATTAGTTATGGTGTTAGAACAACTGTTAATTCAATGAAAGCTCTTGGAAAATATTCGGGTGTTTAATGAAATACTATCGTCCATTTTGTAAGATAAACGCAAGCTATACCACAGGACCTTTTGAAGTTCTTTTTCAAGATTCTGCGGGTAGCACCATGGATTGTAATTATATTAATGTTGGAATTGCAGGATCTTTGAATGTTCAAGATGTTTATGTATTAGAGTTGATAGGAACATCTGGATTACAAAGCTACTTGTACAATTTTTCTAATGCAACTACTTCTGGTGGTTTTGTTACTTCTTTCACACATTATAAACCAGCAGAAATAATTTTACCTGCTGGAATAACTGCTACTGGAGTTAGAATAAATAGATGGTCAGGAACTTCATCTAGAACTGTTTATGTAAATTACGGAGTGTTAAAAGAAGAAGCCAGTCCGTTTAAATCTCGTGGCAAATATAAAGGTGTGTAATATTGCATGTCTGATTTTCTTCCGATTGGATTAGGGCGAAACGAATCTGGAGATGTATCTCACTTTCAAGAGATAACATCTTCTGATTCTATTCCAGAAAATTATTTACAGATATCAAATACTACACCTAAATGGAACGCTAGTGCATTACAAAGCTATGCAGTATCCGATGTCACTCCACAAAACAATTATGTACTTACTTGGAGTCAAGGCGCAAGTGCTTGGCATCCAAAATCATTTGGTGGCGGTGGTGGAGGTGGAACAGGCGTAGCGTCTGCTCTTTTATTTGACGCTACAGAATATCCGATATGTATAGATGAACCAACTACAGCAGGACAGGTTCTAGCTTTTAACGGATCTCAATGGTGTCCTTCTACTCTTGTTGAAGGTGGTATACAAGGTCCGGTATCTATAACTCCGGGGAATGTTGTAATTTGGGGAGGTACTACTACTTCTATTAATGACGGTGGTTGGAATTTTGATCCCAACGCGCCAGTTGATGGAAATATTATTTATTGGGATTTTGGTGATAAAACTTTTAAAGATGGTGGTATAAAGCCAACAGTAATTATCACAGATAGCGACACTGTATCACCAATATTTAATGCTAACAAAATAAATGGTGTATCAGCGTGTCCAACAGTTCCCACAGCAGGTCAAGTTTTAGTATATAATTCTACTATTAGTGCTTGGTGTCCATCTAGTGTTAGCTTTGGTGGTGGAGGTGGTAGTAATGATGCTACATCAATTCAAGGAGAACCCGTTCCAGATCCAGCAGGTGAATCCGCTCAAGATGTTTTAGTTTGGAATGGAACTAATTTAGTTTGGGAACCTAGAGTAAAAGCTAGTGGGCCTCTTACTTCAGATAGAATAATTATTGGAGATAGTTTAGGTGGGTTGAGTTCGTCTCCAGTAACATTAGGAACTTTTATTAATGAGATTGATGGTAATGTAGTTAGATACCTTTCTGCTACATCATCAATTGTTGATGGTGGTTGGGGAATCGCAAATCCTACTACAGGATTTACAACAGACCATATATTACAATGGAGTTCTGTTGGAACAACCAGAAGAATTGTAGACTCTGGGTATTCAAGAACTGATGCTGCTTGGAATGCAAATAAATTATATGGAGTGGCATTAAGCGCAGCAGGGCCATCCGACGATGGTAAATTTTTAAGATATAATGATTCTGCTGGTTCGGCTGGGTGGGTTGGATTAGGGGCAGTGGTACAAAATATTCCGTTAGTTGGAAATAATGGTTCTCCAGAACCCCCTAGTTTATCTCCCGTTAGATTAGCTTTCATAGATCCATCAGGCACTTTATTATCAGTATCCGCGACAAGCAGTATTCCGGATGGTTCTTTTTTCGTAACTTCTGGAGTGTCTGTAGTCCCTGCATATTTACCCTATAAATTACTTAGATTTTATGGAGTAAATACTAGCTCATATCCAAATGCTGCGGGTCCAGCAGAAGCCGCAAATGCTGAAGGTCAATTACTTTATTTTGATGCAACAAATGACCGTTGGACTAATACATTAAATTTAAAAGTAGATTCTGGTAGTAATTTACTAGCAGCAAATGTTTCTTCAACTGGCACTGTGCGAGCGGTTACGGTATCTGCAACAAATTATGTAAATCTTCCATCATCTACGATAGTTTGGGCTTCCGCAAATTATGCTAATTTAGCTGGATCATCGACAAGTGCATTAAATGCTCAACAAGCTCCAAATGGGTTCAATGTAACAGGAACTTTATATGCTTCAACAGTTTCAGCAACTGAGTATAGAAATGTTAGACCTTATGTATCAGCAGTTGATAGTGCAACAACAACTACAGTAAATATAAACGGTGGTTTCGATACATTTTTAGTTAACACAACTACAACATCAGTAACACTATATCTTCCTGATGCATCTGCGTTCCCTGATAAAAAAATAACAGTATCTAAGGTTGATGATGGTGGATCTTATAGATCAGTTACATTGTCAGGTGCAACATTACAAACTGC